CTCTATAAACATTTGAGATATCTTTAAAAAAATTAATCCTAGCGCAAACTTGATGTACTAGGATCTGACAATGAATCTGAAAACTACTTATAAAACGTAGTTATATGTATTAGGTTCTCTTACGTTTACTTGTATTAATGTATTCCAATAGCTCTTTATGTTTTGTCATTTTACTTAAAAGATTCTTACCATTACAATATTTAATCCAACCTATATAACTACAGATTTTCTATTTGTATTCACTCTTACTAAGATCGTCTCTTCTGTTTAATTTACTGATCTTTCTACAGAAGTTCTTCTTAATAGTTTTCCTTAGAAGAACGTGAGTGTGATACACTCTATATCCTACAAAGTTTATTCCTCTAGAATCTACTTTGAATATCTGCCAATTGTCTTTAAACTTTATATTGAGTTTAGTTTCAATGTACTCTTTCATGTCTTTGAACAACTGGCGTAGTTCTTCTTTGTCTTTTCCTAATATTACTATATCGTCTGCGTACCTGAAATAGTATTTTATATGTTTCTCTTCTTTAATCCAGTGATCAAGATATGTAAGATATAAGTTAGCAAAGAATTGTGATAAGTAATTACCGATAGGTACTCCCTATGCAGAATCTATTATTTCATCTAATATAACTAATAGTTTCTTATCTTTTACTTTTCTTCTTATTAGCTATTTTAATATATCATGATCTATTGAAGGATAAAATTTTCTGACATCTAACTTAAGACAGTATTTTGTATTGGCTTCATCTTTCAGTGCGAACTTAACATCTTTCAGAGCTTTATGTATACCACGATTTTTTATACAACTATAAGTTCCTTTAATGAAAGATGATACCCAAATAGGTTCCATAATGTTCATAATAGCATGATGTACTATTCTATCTGGATAGTATGGAAGCTTGAATATTTCTCTTTCTTTAGGTTCATATATCTTGAATATATAATATTCAGAAGTCTTATATTCACCATTTATTAATTTCTTCTGTAGATCTAAAAGTAATTTTTCTCTATTCTTATCAAAATTAATTATTTCAGGTCTATGTTGTTTTTGTTTTCTAGCTCTTTTATCTGCTAGATATAAATTGTCTAAAGTTACTATTTTGTCAAATAAATTATTATATCTTTTCATCTGTAATCCATTACCGAGTTTTCACGAAAAAAAAGTTACTAACACAGTTAATTAGTATGTTATCTTTTACCAAGGGGTAAGGTCTTCCTCTACAGTCTCTTAATTTCTTTATTTGTTTAATTACGGATTCAGTGTACTGACATTAGCATTAGCATTGCTAAGCTCATTGTTAGAATTAACATTGAGTAACCTAGCATTCGTGCTATTACTAGCATTACTGCTTAATGATGAGGAACAACCTATCTATATTTTTAATTAAATTACGGTATATAGATTAACCGAGTACCGACAGTAGCAGTAGCACCGCCAAGCCCAAGGTTAGAAGTAACATAGAGCAACCCAGCAGACGCGCCATGACCAGCAGTACCGCCTATTAATGTTAACCTATCAGTTGTACTATTGTTAGTCCAATTGTAGTCACACCAATAAGTTGTAGTATTACCACCGAATGTTTCATCTATTGGAGGCAATATATCAAATGCTGCATTGTATACTAACTTCTTCTTATAACCTTCAGTAATAGTAGTACTACATTGATAGTCATAATCTGATATATTAGTAGATCCAAATGTACTTAAGTCGGTATTTATATAAACGTCATTTTTATTAGTTTGCGCATTAAAATGTACAAGTGTGTCTATACAATTTTTCCATACATGACCAAATGGATTCTCAATACCTCTATAAGTAGGAACATTATAAGACTTCTGAGTTGCAACACCTTCTGCATCAGTACTATTGACAGTAACAGAAGTTATACCAGTAGAGTTTCCATGTTCGTCTGTACTTCCGCAAGGTATAAAACTCCATGTATCAACTCCATTTACTTTAATATTACCTGCAGTAACTCCATCTCCAAGACCACCTTGATGATAACCTTCTGCAGTTAATTCGGCATTGAAAGCTTTCTAACTGTTGGTACATGCATATTCAACTAAGTAAAGCACAGTAAGTATTCTATGAGCTCTGTAAGTATACATGTTCCAATTCGTAGTACTGGAGTTATTAGCCCTAGCTCTAGATTGCATAGTAGTTCTATTAATGTTTACTACTGGAGTAATAGATCCATTGTTAATAGATTTTAACACATTATCTACATTAGATGCTTCATATGCAGAAATATAGAACTTCTCCACATGTTCAGCTTCTGGAATATGAGGATCTGCTGGATATAAGTTCAAATATACAGTAGTATCATCTCTCATACATTTATACCAGAACTCTGGTATTTCTACCATAGTATTTAATGTCATGTCTCTATCAGTACCATCTTCATACTTGGTTCTATCTGTAGCATTAAGATATTTAACTGTTCCATCAGAAGTAATCGTGCAAGACTTCATCTTAGAATGTATAGGAAGTTCTTTATGCCAAGGCATATACCCGGTTCTAGTCAATAATGTACTCTACGGTTCTATAGGAAAGCTAACTCCATAATAGTTAGTAAATACATTAACATCGCCAAGATATGCAGCTACAATATTTTTATCTCCTAATTTCATATTATTCGTGAATTAAATATAGTGTTTTAGAATCTTTAACAGACAAAGTGTCATATTCTGTCTAAGTCATAGATACTACAGTAGATACTTCATCAGATGTTACACAGTGACTCAAGTCTACTGTTTCAGATAACTTATCCCATTCAGCAGGACTAGCTACAATACATACATAGTTAGCACCAGTATCTGTTAGATTATATACGTCTCCAACTACAGCTGTGGTAGGTAGTGCTTCGAAATTAGCTACAGAACCTTTCACTCTATATACAGATGCTACTTTAGCATCTACTTGTTCCTTAGTATATGCATCCTGAATACCATAACCAGACAAAGTAGTAGCTTTATTTGCTTTATTAGCTAGTTCTTTGTTAATAGATTCAATTAGATCATTATCAGTAATAGTACTCCATTCAGATCCAGTCCATGTTTTAATACATCTACCATATGGATCAGTTTGTAAGTCTATCCAATACTGTACTTCTTTGTGATTGGGGGTTGACTTACTAGGTACGAAATTTATAGTTTCTCTCATAGTTGTTCTTCTTTATTAGTCCATTTATCACTGCTTAACAATTTCTGTAATTCTTCTCCTTCATAGGTAGGATACGGATATACTACTTCCGGAGTTTCATCTTCTTCTGTTAAAGGTAATGTCATTGCTGATGGAAATAGTAATTCATAGTTAGCAACTTTCATGATTACTTCAGTTCCATCTACACTATAACGAAATACTAAATGCATTTCGTCTAGTGTATTTTGTGTTATATCAATCAGCATCTCGGCTGGTACAACAATATATTTCATTCTTGTATAAATATTGGGTTAGTTAAATCAATTATTTCGTCTTTCTCCATTCTGTATTGCCTTCTATTCCTACATACTCATTCAGCTGTTTAATCTTATCATCTGTTGAGATGTTGTCGAAGAGCATGAAGTCGTACAATGCCATATTAGTAAAGTAAGTATTGTGTACTCTGTTTGAACCAATAACAGGAGAAAATTTATTTACCCCTGCACTTAACTCATTTGTAATAGTAATATTATGGGTAATAGCTCTCAATTCCGAAGCCTTAATATTACTATTCAAGATTCCATCAATGTATGTTTGTCCATTGTTTCTCCCTTGATAAGCCGGAATAGGATTGCCATCACTATCTGCCGAACCGTTATAGATAGCAAACTCATTATTATAACCTCTTTGGTCATATAGTAAAGCAGAATTAGAACTATCCCAATTAACTTTCATCAACACCTGCTTACCACCGACCGTAGTAGGAATAGTAACAAAGTCGTCTACACCATCAAGACAGTATGCACCTTCGTATTCAGGAAGAACTTCAATAGTTATATCACAATCGAAAACTACTTCACCTTCTACCATAGGAGTAATAAATATTCCTACCCAAGCATTACGAGTTAAATCTAATAATGCTTCTGTTGGAGTAAACGATTTAGATAATTTGTGAGTGCCATTACCTAAATATACTAATGTTTCTACTGTTGCATCTTCCGTAGCTAAATATCTGTAACCAAATTTACTATTTCCTTCAAGACCTTTAACAGTAACTCTAAAAGCAGGTATTTCTCTTATATTAGTTAATGCTCCGTCTTTTTTAACATAACTAAATAATAAACCAGTACCTGCATTTTTAACCCTAGTTATATGAATTGTAGTACTAGTAACATCAGAAGTATAACTATATACACTTGAAAGGTTTTCCCAAGTCTCATTAGCACCAAACACAACAGGATATCCATTCACCCCACTCATTCCTGCGTAGGCGGAATTATTTATCTTACCATGATTACCATGACCGGATATATCGGGAATGTAGCCGAGTATCTTGTATAAGCTATTAGGCATTCTTAGTCTGCTAGGAGATAGAATACATTTCGGTTCATTGTTGTCAAGTAAGTATTCGGTATCACAGGTAAATACCATAGATTTTTCTACAACATGAGTTGGAGTATTTAAATTATTACCATTTAATTTCGGATTACGAACTATATACAATCCGTCAATAAGATTGTTTTCATAGAAACTTCCGATTCTAGTAATAGTAGAGCCTACTCTAAACTTACCTCCCCAAGATACTTCGTTACCATTTTCATCATTGAATCTCAATAGAACCGGATACGGCTGCACAATGTCCTCGTATCTGATGTACTCGTCAATAGTAATATTTACTTCTTGTGGAGAATCATAATTATATATTTGTCTAATATTATAAGCTGTATCGAGAACAGGACTTTTTGCATAATCAATATTCACTCCATTAAAAGTAAATGTTACAAGCTCATCTATGTTATTCTTTAGATATAAGTTAGCTCTAATATAAGTACCTTTCGGTATATAATCACCTATATTAATTAGCTTTTCGTCACGTAAGTGAAAAGTTAATTTATAATTATCGTAATTACTATTAATAACAGGATTGAACAAAACATAGTTTTCATCCTGTTCAATAGTTATACCAATCTTCTGTGGAGATTTGGTAATTGGAACAACTTTATAATAGGATCCATTACTATTTAATTTTAAATCAGTATAAGAAACCCCATTATAAACAATTTCACTTACTTTTTGACCAACATAAGGTTTCACGTAAATACCGATAGTACTATCCTTTTTTAAATAAATACCTGTTTTATCATCATTAACAGTAGGTCTATATAATGATTTATCTCCTTGCCATATTTCTATTATATCCCATTTATTATTACTCTTCACTATCGGTCTGAACTCCACCATATCTGGATACAGCGTACCCAGCTTGTGCTTCTTCAACTGGCGCTCTATCAAGAACTCGGACATACTATAGGGGAAGGTCATGAGAGAGTAGATAGCTCCGCAAAAATAACGACTATCTACTTCACGAACTTTTCCAAGAACCATAAAATCATTATCTTCTGCTGTACCAATACTTAAGGTTTTAGTATTATAATACTTACTTTGATAACGAATAATTCTTGTTATATCGTCGGATATATTACCATTAGCTTCTCCAAATGTATAACACGCTTTACCTCCGTCTTGGTCTTCTAAATTAAAAATAAAAGAACCATCTCCAACTTTAGAAGATTTAGAAAGAATAGATGCTCGACCTCCTGTAATTGGTTCTAAATAAAATCTTTCATAATCAGCAATAACAGTATAATTATAATATTTAGAGCGTTGCATTTATTCATTGTTCA